AAAGAAACAGAGGTTTAGAAAAGCCAGAGGGCTATTATAGTGTCAGTGGGCCTAATCCTATCAAGAAGAGGATTAGGCCCACACCAAAGCTTCACAGTTATCCATGGTTAACTTAAATAATCTGACAAGGGGGGACAAAAGTCCCCCCTTGCGTGTACGCCCCCAAGGGGCTACCGCAGGAGAACGGAGTTACGAGCTGTAACATACAGGCATACGCGCACGCGCGAAACACGCACGCACGCACGCCTGTATTTTTTATTTTATAATATAACTTGTTGTAGCCGTAGTAGTAGGGGCTGTGGAAAAGTTGAAAACCATAAATTTGAAACATAACATCGTAAAAAATAAGCATATTTCATTGTTGAAAGATTTGTTGAAAACTTGTTGAAATGTTGAAACACTTTACCAAACTAAAATCTATTGCGTATAATGATGTTGAAAAGTATGTGGAAAATGTTAAAAGCGTTGAAAACTCGCACAGCGAGCAAGGAAAGTTGATTTAGCTGAGCTCCGCCATAGCTCCGCACAGCAAACGCTTGCGCGTAGCAGAATAAAGGAGCAGGGGCAGCAGCTGAAGAAAAAGTTTCAAAAACCTCTTAACGAAATAGAGAAAGTATGCTATAATGCAAAATAGAAAGGGTACCACTGGAAACGGATGGTTCGAAAGAATATCGTGAAACCCAAACAGAACATTGAAAAAAGAATAGGAGCGCAGAATGTACGATAGAGCATATTATGAGCTGTATAAAGGATACAGAGGGCCGGAAACACCGGACGAATGTGAATACTTCATCCGAAAGCTTTACAGACAGCTTAAAAAAGCGTATACTGTAGAAGAGGCGAAAGCCATCATCGAAGAAATCTACAAATACAGGAGCCAAAAGGCAGAAATGGAGTTGAAACAGTGGCAATCATCAGTGTGAAGAGTATCGAGAAAGCCATCAAAATCATGATGGACATTCTCGAGAAGCTGGACGAAATTTATCACGCGCTGCACGACAAGGAGGATGACAGCAATGGCAAAACGCACGAAGATGACCAGCAGTAAAGACAAAAAGGTCTTTACCCAGACGGCAAAAAAGACAAAAGCCGTCAACGTCAGCCCGAAGAACATGAGAGGAGGCACCAGACTGTAATGCTGAGACATTATTATGCAATCTATGACAAGGTGGCCAAGACCTTCAGCGGCCTTTTCGAGCAGCAGAACGATGCAGTTGCAAGCAGGCTCTTCGAAAGCCAGCAGAAGAACAAGGACAGCTTTATCAGCGTCAAGCCGGAAGACTTCCGGCTGCACTACATCTGCACCATGGAGGACGAGACCGGCGAAATCGTCGATAACGTCAACACGTGCGTATGTGAGGGCAAGCCCAATGAGTGAGTTTCGGAGCGCGTACAGCGGACAGGTAAGACATACGAGCCTGACCGGCAACGGCCGTGAACCTGAGTATGAGTACAAGGTAACGGAAGAAGGCCGGGAGCTGGTAAAAACCGGCGAAACAGACGTCTATGCACTCATCCAGAGCCGTCTGGATGAAACCAAAATCGAAAACATCATCAAGCGGGCAACGTATGACCCGACTGCACTGGGCAGTCAGGACTGGCAGACCAGCGAGACGATGACCGATATTTCGGACGCACCGACGAACTACCACGAGTGGTATGGACGCATCAAGGACGCGGAAGCAGAGTTTGACAAGCTGCCCATCGAAGTCAAAAACAAGTGGGACAACGATGTAGAAAAATACATCATGGCCTATGGAACCCAAGAGTGGGCAGACAAAATGGGCATAGCAAAACAGAAAGCCGAAGCAGAAAAACCGGCTGAAAAAAGTGAGGTGAAAGAATGAACCGCAACAGTGAATACAACTTTGCACAAAATCCGCAAGTCGGAGTAAGCCGCAGCCGATTCCAGCGCAACAGCGACAACAAAACGACCTTCAACACGGGCGACCTCATCCCAATCTATCTGGATGAGGTGTTACCGGGTGATACGCACCAAATCGACGTTGCCTGTGTCATGCGAATGGCGACACCCATCTTCCCGGTAATGGACAACGCCTATTGCGACTTCTACTTTTTCTTTGTGCCGGACCGCTTGCTCTGGGAGCACTGGAAAGAGTTTATGGGTGAAAACAAGGAAACCGCATGGACACCTAAGACGGAGTACAGTGTGCCGCAAGTAACGGCACCGAAAGGCGGATGGGAAGAAGGTACGCTGGCGGACTATCTGGGACTGCCTACCAAGGTCGAGGGCATCAGCGTAAGCGCTCTGCCCGGCCGAGCATACGGCCTAATCTACAACGAGTGGTTTCGAAACCAGAACGTCACGCAGCCGACGCTCGTAGAAGTAACGGATGCGACCACGACCGGCAAAAACGATGGCAGCGCTACCAACGACAGTGCTATCACGTTGGCAAAACCTCTCAAGGCGGCGAAGGTGTTTGACTACTACACCGGAGCTTTGCCGGAACCGCAGAAAGGCGAACCAATTACAATTCCATTGGCCGGAGACGCGCCAATCGTCGGCAAAAACGTCAATGATGGGGAAAACATCGAATACTCCCTACGGGTCGTTGACGGAGGAAATGTACGGGTGTCGGATTTTTACATAAACGCACCGGACATAAAGTTCCCGAACGGCAGCACACGAGTACAGGACGAAAGCCAAAACGCATTCCTGTACGCAGACCTTGGCGGCGTCACGGCGGCGACCATCAACCAGCTCCGGCAGGCTTTCCAGATTCAGAAACTGCTCGAAAAAGATGCACGAGGCGGCACGAGATACCGCGAAGTATTGCGCGAACACTTCGGGGTTATCTCTCCTGACTCTCGTATGCAGATTCCGGAATATCTGGGCGGCTACAGACTGCCTATCAATGTATCTCAGGTTATCCAGACCTCTTCGACCGACGGCACGAGTCCGCTGGGCAACACAGCGGCGTTGAGTGTTACCACGATGAACAAACCTATGTTTACCAAGTCCTTTACGGAACACGGATTTATCATGGGACTCGCAGTGGTACGAACCGACCAAACCTATCAGCAGGGTATCGAGCGCATGTGGAGCCGCAAAGGCCGGTATGATTACTACTGGCCGGTACTAGCAAACATCGGCGAGCAAGCCATCCTCAACAAAGAAATCTATGCACAGGGCAACGCAAAGGACGATGAAGCATTCGGCTATCAGGAAGCATGGGCCGACTACAGGTACAAGCCCAGCAAAGTAACTGGGCTTTTCCGAAGCAACGCAGCACAGAGCCTCGATGCATGGCACTATGCACAGGACTACGACGCACTGCCTACTCTGAGCACGGCTTGGATGGAGCAGACCGACAGCGAAATGAAGAGAACACTGGCAGTGCAGAATCAGCCAGACTTCATCGCGGACTTCTACTTTATGAACAAAACAACCAGATGCATGCCGGTGTACAGCATTCCCGGCCTCATCGACCATCACTAAATTGGGCAAAACGCCGAAAACAGGCGTGGCAGCACAACACCCAGATACAGCAATATAACCAAAAGAAAGGAGACAGCCGGGGACAAAACCCCGGCTATTTTTGAAAATGGCAATACCAGCCTTTTTAGGAGCCTTATCAACAGGCGCAAAAATCTTAGGCGGCGTGAGCGGCCTGATAAACGCCGGAACCGGCATATTTAACGCGCTCAAAGGCACGTCGGGCAGCGGCAGCACCTCAGCTGACAGTTACAACAGAGCGCACGGCGAAGGCGGCTCTAGCATGACCAGCGAAAGCGGAGTAAACATGGACCAGACAAAAGAGCTGGCAAAATACTTTCTGGGGCAGAGCCAACAAGCGCAAGGCATGCAGAGCATGCAAAACAACAAAAACTCTCTCATGGCACTGGGCTTAAACACTCTGGGAGCTATCCAGCAGGGCGTTTACAATCGCATCCAGCAGGACGCAGCAATGTCCTACAACTCCGCAGAGGCAGCAGCTAACAGAGCGTGGCAGGAGCGCATGAGTAACACAAGCTATCAGAGGGCAATGGCCGACATGAAAAAAGCCGGCTTAAATCCAATACTGGCGTATCAGCAGGGCGGAGCAAGCACACCGGGAGGAGCGCAAGGCACAATCGGGCAAAGCAGTATGAGCGCGCCGAGTGTCGGAACACAGTCGGCAAGTATGCCGACAATCTCCGGCACAACCGCAAACTACTCGAAAACCAAAGCGGAAAGTTGGAACTGGACAGACTCAAGCGGAGAGATGCACAGCAGCGGTTACAACAGCTATCAGACGGACTTCCCGGACTTAACCGGATGGCTCAACCAAAACAACAACAGCGGCAAAAAAGCCGGGAGCAACACGGTGGACGCGCTAAGCGGAGCTGACCACAAAGCAAAAAGCGGCAAAGTGCCAAATCTTAATCCGATGAACAAATATATTAACGGAGGTAAATAAATGAGCTGCGCAAGACCACTCATCAGAGTATACAATCCAAATGACCACAACATAACAGGGTCAATCATGACCTTGGAGACGTACCGCGAAAGAACACACAATCCAACAGCAACTTATGAGAGTATCGCATACCGAACAGACGTAATGCTCCTACCATGCGGTAAATGTATCGGGTGCAGACTCAGACAGCGGCAAGACTGGGAGACGCGAATGTTAATGGAGTCAAAAACACTGACGCCAGTGTGGTTTTTGACGCTGACGTGGAATCAAGAATATGTGCCGGGTATGGTAAGAGAAACAGGCGAAATTATAAGAGGTGCAGCGCATCAGTGGACGACCGGAGACGCACCGGAAGTGGTGCAAATTCTCCTACAAGAGGACATGGTACGCTTTAACAAGAGGCTGAGGAAAAAACAAGAAACGTCCAATAAATGGGGCTTAGACCTGAGATATTTTTACTGTGGCGAATACGGCGAAAACACGGGAAGACCGCATCATCACGGCATTTATTATGGTTTAGAGATACCAGACCTCAAGAAAAAAAGGGGTGATAATCCGTACTTCGAAAGCGAAGAGATAAACAAAATATGGGGCATGGGCAACGTCATCATCGCAGAGGCATCACCGGAAACGATGGCCTATGTAGCAGGGTATGTAACCAAAAAGACATACGGAAACGACAACAAAAGGTATAGGGAGTTAGGTTTAACACCGCCGTACTGTTGCATGTCAAGAAATCCGGGTCTGGGCTATGACTACTACACGAGCCATAAAGAGCAGATGTACGCAGATGATGGGCTATATTTTAACGGTAAAAAAAGGCCGATACCGAGGTACTTTGATAAAAAATACGAAGAAGAAAACCCGAAAAGACTATGGAGCATAAAAGAAAAACGACAGTCGAGCGCAATAAACGCCTTAAAACTCAAAATGGCCAATACAGGATTGACCATAGAGCAGGAAGCAAAAGTAGAGGAAGAGACAAAGAAACAGAGGTTTAGAAAAGCCAGAGGGCTATTATAGTGTCAGTGGGCCTAATCCTATCAAGAAGAGGATTAGG